ATCTTTGGTAGATTACCAACATCAATATAGAATATTCTTCTTTCTGGAGCTCTTGCTATTCTATAAACAATCAATGAGTCTTCCATAGACCTTAGGTTATTAAATGCTTTTACAGCTTTATCTAAATAACCAATAATCATACCTTTGTTTTTATCTACCATACCAGATGGACAGAATATTACAGAGTCTTTAGATAATTTAACTGCTGCACCCATGTCTCCATCAGGCATAAATTCAAAATGTTCTTCAATATCTTCTAGGAATGGCATTCCTGTTTTAATATTTTTAGAATAGATTGGTTTGATAATTCTTTTCATTTTAATAGAGTCAATAGGTCTTAACTCTTGAATACCATCTTTTGGATTTTTAGAATCAATAATTACTTGATAGTATAGTCTACCATCAATATACCAGTTTCTAAATGTTTCATAAGATTTCTTTTGGAATCTTAATAGTTCTAATGTTTTTTGGAATTCTGTTCTAATCAGCTCTTTAATTCTGTCATCCATATTTAGATTATCTAACCTAATAGATACAGGAGCTCTATCATGTTCTACTACAAAAGCTTCATTTACAATATCATCAATAGCCATATCAGCTTCTGGATAAAGTGCAACTTCTCTATATGTAGAAATTAAGGCGTGCTCGGTTCTGGCTTTATCGTCTTGTTCATACGTATAGCCTATACGACCACCAACCGGTAAATCAGTTCCATCGTCTAACTGAACCGGTACTGGAGAGGGTATTTTAGGTGATTTTTCGGGTGAGACTAACTCAAAGCCAAATAAATCTTCTTTTCTTTCTGCCATGTTTCTCCTAACACTAAATTTTTATAATATACCGCTTTAGTATTATACTAAAACGTACGCAATAATTCTTAACCGACGTTGTCGGTAGTGTTCGAAGTCCAGAATTGATATCTGATAGTTGCAGAGAACTCTGAGATAGTATCAGCAGTGTCGAAGCTAACATCAATTGGGTCTATTGTTGTTGGGAAACAACCACGTAGAACTATTGATTTGTTTACTTGGCCATCTTTGCCGATTTGTTCGACAGTCCAATCTTGAACGAACGAGCTAAAATCAGTAGCATCAATTCCGCCTGCGGAAGTATTACCGACATGCGTATTAATATTATTACTCCAAGATTCCATCGCATTCCTAATGGCAAAGTTGTTGTCATTTATGACTGTAATTGTCCAAGGTTGGAATTTTCTGTCACCTGGAAGATATAACTCCCTACCACGATAAGGAACCATAATTTCTGTAAGTTCAGAACCAGGCAATTGTGCAGTTTTAATCATAAATGAACCAAGTTGAACTAAGCCTAAACCAGTTGAATCAGTGTTAGTGACACCAGCTGGAAATTGTGGGATTACTCTAAATTGGTTGGCTCTAGCACCACCACCGATTAAAGCTGCTTTAAAATCATCTATTCTTGCCATATTCTTATGCTCCTGCTACCTCTTCAAAACTTACTCCACTTCGTACCGCTACAAAGTTTAGAGTAATGAAGTTAATTGAACGATTCGGTTTGATGAATATATCAGCTACGAATCTGTTTGAATCAATTACTGCAGCTGTATTGTTTGAAGCATCACAGACTACTTTAAAGTCTGTCATTCCTCTTCTTGACTTAACATCAGCCAAGAACGGTTCGACTGCTGCTACGAAATTTGCTCTTGTAAAGTCATCGTTAAACTCGAACAATTGGAACTTAGCAGCTGTAGCAATTGCTTTTTCTAAGACAATGAATAACCTTCTAACATTAATTCTGTCAAATGCTGATGGTTTGCTTAGAGCTGTTTTATCACCAAATAGTAATGTACCCTGTCCTTTAAATGTTACGACTGGGTTAACTCTTGATTTGTAAAGTTCATCTCTTTCAGCTTGTGATGGATTGAAATGTAATTTAACTACGTTTTTATAGAATCCTCTATTCAAACCTGCTGGTGAGAACCACGCATCGTTTGTAAATTCAGCCCTTGCACAAACTCCAGCGGTATCTGCATTTAACGGCATGTTAAAGAACTCGTCATTATATCTATCATATTGACGTTTCCAACCTGAATCAAATACACCGTATGAGTTTGAATTCCAATCTGAGAAGTAATCAACTATTTTTCTAGCTGATGGACTGTTTACAGCCACTGTTTCTGACGGTGACATAAATGCCATTGCATCTTTTCTTTCTTTTGCACCAGCCATTACATATTTACCGACTGTAGAACTGTGTTCACCAGTAATTAGTAAGTTTACATCTTCAGTTTCAGCATCTAGTAATTTATCATATGCTGCCATAATAGCTGCATCACTTACAGCTGAACCATCATTACCATTCTTAAGCTGTGCTTTATAGATTGGTGTACCAGAAGTATCTGATGGTAAATCTGAATCATAAGTTCTTTTCAATGTAGCAAATGAACCTCTTGCGATACTTGTAATTGTAGCACCTGGTGTATAGTTTGCTCCACCAGCTCCTGTTGCATTTGTTCCAAAGTTATTTACTAAGTAAATCCATTCTGATTGTTCGTTAATTTTATTTACAAAGTAGTTATTAGCATTGTTTCCATCTTTACTGTTTGCAGCTTTAGATAGGAAAGGATAAGTTTCTAATACTTCGTGAGTAGTACCAGTTGGTCTGTCATTTAATGTGTAGACCATAACGTGGACTTCATCTCTTAAATCTGAGTCATAAGTTTTTGCCCACTCTGATGTACCTGGTACTGAGTCAAAGTAATCTCTTAATTTAACTGAACCAAATACGTTTGTTGTGTTGTAAGTATCTGAATCCAATGCACTGTCTACAATTAGTACACCAATGTCATTACCCAAACTACCTGGGAATCTTGCGTATACTGTAGATGTTAAACCTGAGATGTCTGATGTAAAGTCTGTTTCGTTTTGGATGTTTGCATCTGAATCAACTGCATTATCGGAGTCACCCATTGAAGCGTTTAAAGCTCCAGTTGCAGCTGCACGAACTACTTTACAAGCATTTGCATAAGATAGGAAATTAGCTGCTGCATACCAGTCATCTCTGACGTATCCAGCATTAGTTCCTTTTCTTGGAAATCCGTGTTTGTTTAATAAATCTTGCTCTGAAGAAATGAGTGTGACTTCATTTACAGGACCCCACTCAAAACGTCCTGCAAAACCACCGATCGACGTAGCGACTGCTGGTACAATATTTGTAAGGTCTGTTTCTTTGACCTGTACTCCTGGGCTTACTAGAAATGCCATGTATGTGACTCCTTAAGAATTCTTTATAGTTTATTTATTTTTTAACAATCTACTGAGGTTGTTGTTCCACACCTCTTCTACAGTTCTATTTATAAATGACACAAATTAGAAATTTGGGTCAAAGTTCTGATAAACCTTGTCAAACCATTCAGGTTTTTCATCTTCTTCTGTATTAATAGGTGTCCACAAATCTCCATTTTGGTCTCTATCTGGCATATATGTATCATTTTCAGATAGCCAACCGATAGGCATATCATCTTTATCTTCTTGCTGCTCTTTATACATCAATCTAGATGTATTCAATTCAGTAAGCTCTTTCCAATGTTCACAACCTGTGGCCCAACCAAACAATACTAAACACATAACTAGGTCATCATTTGTGCCTGGCTCAGCTGCAAAAGCTGAACCCGATTCACCTTTTCTTACAAAAGTTGTGAGTTCTACATATATATCATAATCTTCTACAATTAGTTTATCAGCTTCTATCAATGATTTTATATTAGAACAGCCACTTGTTTTGACTGAATGTGATGTCGTGACACCTAATTTAGCACTTGGACCTCCACCCAATTGGTGTCCAGCTCTACCTTTAGATGATGACCTCAATAGATTTTCATAGCTTAATTCAAAATGTAAGTCATTTAGAACTTGCGCACCTAGGTCATTTGCCTCTACTAATATGTGAGCTTCATTGTAATACTTACCGATGTTTGATATAAATTGTGGTAGTACCATTGGAGATATTTCATTTGACCTAAATTTAGCCACAACTTTATATGGTACAGTTGTAATATCAAATACTACAAATGCTGAATAGTCAAGTCTGATACCTCTTGCTGTATCGCATACCACTATATATTTGTGTCCTTGTTTGGGTTCTTCATGGTAATCAATATCTTCATGTGTTTTTATTGGCTCTACATAAGCCATATTTTGTAATTTAGTTGGTGATATTAAAGTATTACTAGAACCAATGAATTGACATTCAAACTCTTGTCTAAACTGGTCTTCTGATGTGTTAGCAATTTGTTCTTCTTTCCAGTTCTCATCTCTACCTGGAACATCCCACCAATTAATTTCAATAGGATTAAATTGTGACCTACCAGCTGTAGCTTCAGTCCACATTTTATAGAAATGGTTCATACCTCTCGGTGTAGATACAACTATCATTTTAGTGTCAGAACCAGATGAAATTGTTGGATATACTGAACGGAAAAAGTCTTCTGCATCATTGGGCGGTACAAATGCAAATTCATCTAGGAACAGTAAAGAGAATGACATACCCCTTGCAGCTGAACCAGATGATGATGTTGCTACTACTTTACTTCCATTTTCTAATGTAATTGACCTTTTGTTCCAAGTAATAACACCTTGTTGTAGCCAATAGGGTAGATTCTCATAAGATAACTGTAATCTACCTAAAATCTCTTGTGCTAATTCACCTTTGTTTGCTAGTATACCAACAGTTTTACCTGGATTAAAAAGTAAGAACCATAAAATATATGCCACACTTGTAGTTGATTTACCACACTGTCTTGGTAATTTAGCTATGTTAAATCTATTTTGATGAAATGATGATAACATATCTCTTTGAAAGTCATATAGTGTAAATGGTATTTCACCAAAGTCCACAGACATAATTTTCATATATGACTCTGCAAAGTATATTGGGTCTTCCATACACTTCTTATATTCTCTTAATTGTTCGGGCGTGTATTCTAGACTTTGATAACCTGCTTTAATGTTTGGATTACCAACATAGTGAGAAGCCTTTGGGTCATTCTCAAAGAGTTCAGGTCTTGATTCTCTTGTAGGTGTATCTTTATATTTTCTGTTGGTTGCAAGAAATGCTAATAAATCTTTTTTAGATTCGAAATAATGGTCACCGAACTGTTTCCAGCCATCATGAAGCTTTGAGTCGTACTCCTTGTCACTAATATAGTTCATAGGATTACTCTTTGCCTAATAACTCTAACAAATCTTTCGTGTTTAGTTTTACATTGAGATTGTTATTTGTCACATTGCTATCTTTTGTGCTGCCTTTATTAATACGTTCCACCCGAATGTGATGGTCCATAAGTTGGCCTGCAATATTACCTAGCGTCTGTGCCGTATTAGATGCCACTTCAATGGCTCGCGGGTGCTCGGACTCCTGCGCGAGTTGAACAGCACTATCCAGTACGTCTTGAAGTCTC